TTTTGGGAAACGGGGGCGCGGGCGCGCGCGCATATACCCCACCTCATCCATTCGTGTCAAGCTATCCTACATGTGAGCTCCCTCGCACTTTATATCCTACCATGAGTAGCACAAATTGGGTGATCCTCCTCACACTCCCCCGGCGCCAGGGCTCTCTCGTCATCTCTCATCCTCATGGGCTGCCCCTCCTGCCGACGTGCCTCAAATCGTCCCGTGAAGGGGGGTCTCACGGCCTATCTCCCCCTGGCTGGTAGGGTCGCCTGGGTGGCCGCCTGTGAGGCCCTCAGAATCGATCCTCGTGATCCTGGCCGTCGCCGCTGCGCCTGACACCCCCTCGTGAGACATGATATCTCACATCTCACCCCGAGGAATGTGTCTCACATCACTCCCCCCGCCCTTGACTCCGCCCTCGCCCCCGGCCTATACTGGATACATCACCGAGGGAGAGGCCCTCGGGATGGCTCGAAAGGATCGAAAAATGAGCTACACGAAGAACGCCCGGATCGCCGAAGAGGTCATGGAGTCCACGCTCGGAGCCCAGACTCTCGCGGGGACGCCCCTCTACCAGATGGCCGGCCTGAACGTCAACCCCCGCTCGGATGGTTTCACGATTGAGTGGGAGGTCAAGCCGGGTCGGTACGAGGCCCTCTACGAGCTCGACGCCCGCGGGGTTGCCCAGACTGAGGACGGCGCGGCGCTCATCTCCTACCAGGAGCGCTACGGCGAGCTCGGCACCGCCTGTGTGAGTGCCTTGCGCAGCGCTATCGAGGATGCCCTCCTCTGAGATTCTGGCCGCCGGCCCCCTCCTTCGGGAGGGGGTCTTTCCGCATTCGACGACTCCCGTGTGGGGTGTTTCACATTTTCCGGCTTGGCCATGGCGCCCACCCCCGGCTATACTGGATACATCGGATCGAGAGAAAGGATCACTCCGATGAATGAAGAGAAGGCAATCGCCGCCGTGGAGCATGTCGCGGCCTATCTCCATGAGGGCCTTCGGGTCGCGTATCGATCCCCGATGGGAGAGCCGGAGGTTTACTCCGAATGGATGGGCGAGGATTTCTACAGGACCCTCCTCACCACCCCCGCTGGGAGCCTGTCCGTCGTCGTCACGTCGGTGGTCGGCGAGGAGGGGGCCGATGCGCGCGTGGTCGTCCTCGACCTCGATAGAGGCTCCTGTGCGGCCCAGACCCGCGAGATGCATCGCGTAGCCCGCGTCGTCGCCGCTAATCCCGCCGTTGGCGACGTGTGGCCCGACAGTGCATGGCCGAGGACTTTCTTAGTGTCCATTCGCCAGGAGGAGGTCGACTCGTGATCGCCGATATCGTACTTCTCATGGCTTTGTGTGTCCTGCAAATCCTGGCGGCGGTGGCCGCCGGGGCTTGCGCCCTGGCTCTGCGCGACCAGGTTCGCGCCGGGCTGCTCGTGCCGCTGTGGGCGGTCGCTGGCGTGTGTGTCGTCTCGGTGGGCGGCGCCATGGCTCAGGTGGCGATGCTATGAGCGGCCGCCCCGTGAGGATGGCGCCCGAGCTGCGCACCTCGCTCCTGACGGAGGTCGTGCTGGCCGCTCTGAACGTCGGCGTCGAGGGCGCCCCGCCGGTGCGGGTGGAGACGACGGGCCCTTACACCGCGGTCTTGTCGGTCGCCGAGTCGAATCTCTGGTATGGCGGCATGAGGCTCGCTCTGACGACTTGCGTCGGCGGCGTTTCGCGGGCTGTCGTCTCCGTCGTCTGGCGCCCCGACTCGTCCGAGCCTCTGCGCAAGCTCCGCGCGGTGCGCGTAGAGCGCCTGGCGGAGGCGATCGAGGCCGAGCCTGGCGTGACCGAAGCCGTGCTCGACAAGGCTTACGGGGCGAGCATCCTCGTGCGCCTCTCCTACGGGAGGGCGCGGATCATCAGGGGGGGCGACAATGGCTAGGAGGGCCCATATGACTCAAATCAGGCTCGCACAGGCGCTGGAGGAACTAGCCGATCTGGTCGGCGAGGCGATCGACGAGCCAATCTGGGCGTGCTGGACGGGCGGCCGCACCGGCTGGCTTATGGTCGACGACGGGATCGACTCGCGGATCGCCGCCTCCGTCGACTACCGCGATCGCCTCATGACACTGAATCTCCCGCCTGAGCGGGCCGCCGGGTCGAGCGCACATCTGCGCGGCTGGCTCGGTGACTGGCTGGCCGACGCCGGGCTCGCCTGGTGCGCCGGCTGTGACGACCTCGGCGATCGAGTGCTGATCGACGTGGCGCGCGACTACAGGCTGGTGTGCCGCTGATGCCGATCCTGGACGATCCGCAGCAGCCCTGGAATCCGGTCCACGAGATTCTCCGTCGCCTCGGCGCCGAGCGGCACCGCTCTCGCGAGGAGGCGGTTGACTGGCTGCTTCGGGTGCCGTTGGCGGGTGAGCTGACGGACCTGGCGCCCGAGTGGCGCCAGCTGGTTGCCGAGCGGTGTGTTTTCCGACTGGAGTCGTCCGAGTCGTGGTGGTCATCGCCGCTGGAGGTGCTCGCCGAAGAGGTGGGGGTAGCCCGTCGGGAGGCCGAGGCGGACAGCGCCACGCCCGAGCAGCTGGAGCTGGATATATAGAAAGGATGTTTCACGAGAAACCCCCGAGAGTAAATCTCTCGGGGGTTTCTTTCACTTGGTGTTGGCGGCTGCGAGGCCGACGCCGAGGAAGCCAGCGATGGCGGGGCCGATGAGGGCGGCGGTTTCGCCGGTGACCCAGCCCGCGGCGACGCCGAGGGGGATGAGTCCGGTGAGGGCGCGGTAGGCCCACTTGCGCCAGGGGAGCCATCGGTCGGTGCCGGTCGTGTCGACGATGTCGCCGGCGGCGGCGGGGGTGCCGTCGGCGACGGCGTGCTTGGCGGCCTGGAACGCTGCGAGGGTGCCGGTGTCGGTGACGCCGGTGTCGAGGTGCTTGGGAGTGCTCATTATCCTCCGTAGATATATCTGTGACAGTCGAGGTGGTAGTGAACGACGTCGGGGTCATCGGTGATGCAGATGAGCGGGATGGGGTCGCCACATCCCGCACATCGGCAATTAGGCATTCTTTTGGCCATTTTTGTCCAACTTGTTGATGATCTCCTCGAGTGCATGGTGGCTGGCGGCCGGATATCCGAAGCCGTAGCCCGGCACTTCGAGGAATCCCCGCAGTTGCTCGACGGTGGCCGTCAGTTTGTTGACGGTCTCCTGCAGGTCGCCGAGAGAATTCTGGGTTGCCTGGGGGTATCCGAAGCTCTGTTCGGGCACCTTGAGATTGCTATAAATCCAATCGAGTTTGTTGGCTTGGTCGGGAGTCAAGTCATCCTCCTCGCTATCATCTTCTATGAATCGCCTCACGGCTATGATGCTCGCAGACCCGGTGAGGCTCGGGTCGGAGAGTCGGTGGAAGCGGGGACCGCGCCCAGGGCCGCCGTGTCCCCACGTATATCCGCCGCCGGCGTAGAGCTCGACGTGGGAGATGCGTCCGGCGAAGGGGCCGGTCGCCCACCCCATGCAGATGACGTCGGCGGGCCGGAGCGCGTCGAGGTCGAGGTCGCGCCACGTGTGCGCGTAGGCGACGGAGCGCCCCTGGGTGGCAATGTTGAAGGATCGCTCCCCCAATCGGATGCCCGCGCACTGCAGGTAGGCCTGTGCTATGGTTGAGCTGCAGTCGCCCCAGCCGTAGCGCTCTGGATCCTTGCGGCGCCAATCGTTCGTGTAGCCGAAGGCGTTCTCGTGCTTGGCCATCCATGCTACGATGGCGGCCCTAGTCGTCGCTGCTGTGATTTTTATCGCATCCCTTCAGTGTCTCCTCCACTTTCCCGAGCCTGGCCTCGACGTCGGCCAGGCGTTCGAGGATCCCCGGGGACGCGGGCACGCCGGGGCGCGCCGCCTCCCCCATGAGGTCGTCCAGGAAGTGGGAGATTCGTCTCAGATTCGGCATGATTTTCCACACCACCCCCACGAGGGCGATGATACCGCCAAGGCCAAGCCCCGTCAATCCGTCGACGAAACTATCCATACTACACTCCTTTGAAGGTCTGGATAAAGCAGTTTCTCGTCTGCGGCTTGTCGAAGTACAGCTCACCGCGATTGTACATACGCCTGGCCGACGCCAGGAACGAATCGCGCGGGGAGCAGTACATCGTATTCTCTGTGACGAGCCTGACCTCGCTTGTGATACGCAGTTGGTGTTTGGGGAGTTTTTCTTGGCAGTACCACCCGGACTGGCGCGGATCGATCCAGAGGGAGAATTCGCCGAGCTCGGTGACGACGGTGCACGCATAGTCCGAGTAATGCGGTTTCTTGCCAATGAGGACGCCGTTGTTGTCGACGAAACGGGATTTCATCATATAGTCCGCATTGTCGCCGCCGACGGACGACAGGAATTTTCCGAATTTCGTCTTGGCGACCTGGTCGGCGAAGACGGCGTCGTCGGAGGTGTGGACGGCGATGAATCCGTCGTGGTACGTCTCGAACTCAGATGACGGCACGATGCCGTATTTGATGAAATAAGGATTCGTGATGGAGGCGGCGTTGGCGAGGAAGAGCGCTTGGACGCGGTCGTCCCAGCGGTCGATCGTCGAATAGAAACCCTCGAAGATGTCGGCCTCTTTCGGCAAGTATCGGGTAAGGCCCTCTTCGAGAATGAATTCGTCGAAAATTAGGGTTCCCACTTCACGAAAGCTCATGGATTTGGCTTGTCTGGCTTGGGTGAGGGCGGTGCATCTGCCGACGAGAGCGCCGGTTTTGGTGCCATCGTCGACCCAGAGGGTGTTTTGGCGCACGGTGAAGTCGTGGTCGGGGAAGCGTTCGGCGATGTCGGCCATGAATGTCTGGAAGGCGTGTTTCTCACCCTTGTGGCGCCGAAGGTAGACGAACTGAGAGCCTCTATCGATGAAGCGGCGCAGCGCTATTTTTTTGGCGCCGTAGGTTTTCCCGGTGCCGCGGGCGCCGGTGACGATCGTCCACGGTGCATTGTAGGACAGGATGGGCCCGAAATTATAGTAGTTGAGGGTTTGTTTAGTCATTGAGGTACCTCTTGACGCACCAGCCTATCCCTCGAGTGTCCCTGATGAATTTCGATAGCGAATTCTTGTGAGGTCCCGGCACCTCGCCGTGAAGTCCACCGCCGTGCCCCCATGTAAGGTCGCCGCCGGCGTACATTTCGACGTGATCGACGCCGGCGCGCCCGGACCCCCAGTCATAGAAAACGAGGTCGCCAGGCTTTATGAGCGCAAGTTGCTGCGCGGAGATGCTTTTCGCCGTGTTCCAGTTAATGACGAAGGTTCCGTGCCCATTGGCGCTCTGTGCGACGGTGTTGCCGCCGATGTCGATGCCGCAGACGTCGAGGTAGGCGCGGCGGCAGGTCGACGAGCAGTCTCCGACGCCGGATCGGTCGGGGTCGAGGCGGCCGCCGCCGTTCGAGTATCGAAATTTGTTCTCTCGCGACGCCATCCACCACACCAACTTTTGGCGGGTCTCCGAGGTGCCGGGGGCGAGCTGGCCGCCGCCGCCGCCGGTGCCGGGGCCGCCGTTCTGCCCGCCGGGCGTCGTGTCGGTCGGGGGCGGAGTGCCGGCGCCGCCGGGCCCCGCGACGTACTGCCCCTGGCCGTTTGGTGCACATTGGACGATTTTGCCGTCGGCCATGTGTGCGATGGCGACGTTGCCGACGGCCTCTATCCTAGAGAGCGTCCCGGCGGTGCTCCCCTGCCGCTGGGGCGCGTTGGTATTTCCGCCGGGGTTGCCGCCGGAGCCGTCGCCCTGTGTCGGGCCGCCCGGCGTCGCTGGGCCGGGCTCGACGCCGTCGACGCCGGATGAGTCCATGTTTTTGATGATAGTGTATGCCGTGTTGTATCGGTTGCGGTACTTGCCGAGGATCGGCTCGGAGAGGAGCGCCGCATGCCAGCGATCGAGGGAGGCGCCCCCGATTTGATTGGCTATCCGAAGTGCGCGTTTGGGGGACTGATGATAGGCGACGAAAAACATAATCATGCTCTGCGTATGCTGGTCCTTGTCGATCCCGCAGCGACCGGCGACCTGCACGTAGGCCTCCAGGTCTTCGGCCATCTGCTTTTGCTGCACCTTGTAGGCAGCGCGGAGCACCGGCTTGACTTGGCCGTCCCAATAGTTGGGGAGATAGTACGTGGCCCAATTGATAGTGTTGGCGTTGACGAGCGATTGTAGCTGCGCCGGGAGCTTGGCGAACTCTGACGGCATTTCCTGTTTGATACGGTTGAGTAGCCCGTAGGCGCGGGGTCCGAACCACTGCCCGATCCCGATCGTGATCGGGTCCACGTGGTAGATGCCGTCGTAGCGCATGCCGGACTCCACCGTGCCGATGGCTTTGATCGCGACCGCTTTCGCTTTGGCGTCCCACGCCATCGGTACCTCCGTTTCACGTGAAAACCGCCGCCCACGGGGTGTGGGCCCGTGAGCGGCGGTGTCTAATGCCTACAGTGTAGACCATGTGGCCGAAATGTTCAAGTTCCCCGACCACGACTTCCACGTCTGTAGGTGCTGGTTGGGGTGGATTTGGAACGGAATGTCGTCGGTCCCAGAAGCGCCGCCGCGTGCGTTCCCGTTGACGGTGGCGCGGGGCGCCGCCCACTCGGGGATCATGCCAAGATCGGCGCCGATCGCGATCGACTGGCCCGTGATGATCCCGGAGAGGGAGACGAGGCCGCCGGACAGGCGCAGCGTGAGGGGCGTATCGCTATGGGATGCGCCCCCAGAGAGGCCGATCCGATAGTTTTGCGACACGGGGATCGGTTCGTTGCCGTACTGGAGGTAGTTGCCGGCGAGTGTGGCGAATCGGATGTCTCCGGTGCTATTGAGGTGGATTTGCCCCTCGGTGAAGTACTTTGCATATCCGAGGCACCAGTATTCGGTTCCGACGTACTCGGCGCCATAATTGCCGCAGACCTCCTGCATGGCCGAGAGGCAGTTCGCGAGACCATTCTTCGATTTCGTGAGGATGTGGAGGTTGCTCCACGCCCAGACGGCGCTGAAGACGACGACCCTAGCGTTTTTGAATGCTCGCTTGGCGTCGGAGATGCAGGTAACCAGTCCATTGTAGATGTCGATTTCCTGCATCGCATCGTTGCCGCAGTCGGCGATGACGACGTACTTAACATTATCGTTTGAGAATGAGCCGTCGGCGATGGCGCGGTTCATCTGCACCTGGAAGTTATCGGCGCCCTGGGCTATGCCCGTGCCGCCGATGGCGAAATTCTTCTCCGTAATACCCATCGCCCGACACATGAGCGTCGGCCACTTACCCTGGACAACGTTGGACGTACCGACGATGACGGCGCACAGTTCGGGCGCGGCCGCGTTTTTCAGTATATACCTGCTGTCGGATTCCTCTTTCGTGTAGCGGTTGGCAACCTTCAGCCCGAGGTCGTCGTAGGCGGATTTTACCTGTCGCGTCGTCTCGGTCTTGGCACGGCCTTCGGCGTCGGCGATCTTCTGATCAATCTGCTCGACGACCTTATGGTCGCCGGCGACGGTGTCTTCCGCTTTTTTGATGCGGATCTCCATGGAGTTGAACTTCGTGGTGTCCTCGGCCGCTCTCAGGTCGATTTTGCGCATGTCGCCGTTGTAGTCGCCGCGCCAGGTTGGCTTGTCGTTGTCGAGGAACTGTGATAACCCGAGAGCTTCGGTCTTGTCGGTGGAGCTCATTAAATGTCCTTTCGTACTGCGTGGGGCGTCGTGGCCTCAGGGTCGAGGTCCCAGCCGCGGGCTTTCCAGCCGATTTCATCGAGCTGCTTGGCAGTGGCGCCGATATTGTCGGCCTCGATAGCGAATCTGGCGGCGGTGCGGAGATTGCTGTACATGCTGGCGAGCGCCTCCGACAGGGTTTTGGTGGCGATGCCGTCGACGGGGTCGGTGACGAAGACCTTCTCGCCGCCGCGGGCTGCGAGTTTCCTGTAGAGCTCGTCGATGGCGTACTGGATTTTACGGTCAGTTTCGGCGCGCAGCTGCGCGACCGTTGTGTTGACGTTGGTTTCGAGTTCGTTGCATATTTTTATGCATTTGTTGATGGCGTCGACCAGGTTTTGGCAATTTCTGGCGACGCGTTCGAGTTTTTCGACGTAGGTGATGCCGTCTCGGAACGTGAACGGCGTCACGTTCGTCAGCGGCGTGTCTTGGATTGTGAAAAACGGCACATTTTCTACCGGCATGATGTTACCTCCCCCACCAAGGGTACCACAGGCCGAAAGGATATGTCGCATCCGATCCGACGTGGGCGTCTCCCGACGAGGCGATCCCCATGAAAAGAGGTTCGAGTTCGGCGACGATCATCTGGTCAACGTTGATCATCGCCTGGCGGTACTCCGTGATGAGCGCTGCGCCGGAGGTCATCCGGCCGCGCTGGCCCGACCTGGCGTGCGACTCCGCCATATCCGAGTGACTGGCGTCGGAGGTTGCTTTTTGGCCGTTTTTGCCGGCGGTGCGCCCCTCCGACGTCGTGCCGGTCGTGGCGTAATCACCTTCCTTGTAGATGGGGCTGCCAGGATAGGCATGCTCACGACCCGCCGACGTCGACTCGCCGGAGGACGTCGACTCGCTGGACGACGTCGACCTCTGGTTGCCGCTGCCGGACTGGTTGGCGTCGGTCCAGGTCGTCATGTCCACCGCAGAGAGCGGATCGTACTGCAGTTGGGTGCTCTTGTAGAGTTGGTTGTAGTAGGGCATGACGAGCCGCATTTTCGCGGCGACCTGCTGCCGGAAAATATCAATAGTCTCGAAACCTATCTCACGATAGCAGTAGACCTCGTAGAGGGTGGTGTTGAGTTCTTTCCGGTAGGCCTCGTCGAAAATCGGGTACGTCTCCACACCCCAGTCGCCGCCGGTGACGTCGACGACGTCACGGAGCAGCATGGTGAAATCCGCAGCCATTAGACCTCCATCTCGCTCACGACGTCCAGGTTGCCGACGAAGCCCTCGACCATGGCGTCGGTGAGCCGCCAGCTGACGGAGACGTCCAGCCCGTATTTCCTGTTAATCTTCTCACAGGCTTGCTCGCGCTGGGAGAGCGCCATGCCGCGGAACGCCATCGTCTGCCCATCCAGGGAGTTCGCCTCGTCGGCGACCATGCGTTCTTTCTTGCCCGGGGGTGCCGCTTGGATGCCGAGCATCATCATCGCATCGTTCCAGATAGCTCTGCGTGCCGCAAGGTTTTCGGTGACAACCTGAGGGTGCACCTGATTGGGGATGGTGACGATCTTTTCAGCGATACTCTCGCCACCGTTGGTTTTGATCGTGTAGATGACTGGCTGGCCCTCCACGAGCTGGCGCTGAAAATTCTGCGCCGTCAGCATCTCCGATGGTTCCACCGCGAGTATGAGCGGATTCCGCGTATTGGCGAGGTTGATGTCGATGGTGCGGTCGATTTCCGACAGTCGCGCCGCATAGGCGGTGACGACGTCGTTATCCGGTTCGTGCATGTCATTGGCCCAGATAGGCACGCAGTCGCGGGATTTGACGTGTCGATTGATTTTAGAGTTTGCGTTGAGATAGTAGGAGAGCGGCCGGTTGTAGATGTCGCGGTCGCCGCTCGGGGTGCCCGCCAGTGCCGTGAAAATTCGGAAATGTGGGTCGAGGGAGAAAATCACGAGCCCGTTTTTGTGGAGGGTCATCTCCACATATCGCTCGTCGACGGTGTCCGGCAGCCCCTCCCATTTGAATCTCGCCATAGCGAGCATTCTGAGGGTCCGCCAGTAGATGTTGAAGTTCATGCCCGTGCGGGCCATCGCTTCATTTCTTTTGAAGCGTCCCCGCGCGGTCACCATGTCGTAGACGTCGTCGGCGCCTTTCATAGCTTCACCACCTCATATGGGCCGTTTTCGTAGATTTTCATGGTCGGTATTTCCTCGGGGTCCCCCCAGACGGTCGTGCCCGACTCGAAAATGCCTCGAATCGCATCGACAAACATTTGCGGGCACCGCGGCGCCTCGATATGCACGTCCGCGAGCTTCCAGTATGTGAAATGTGTCATGAGGTCGAGTCGGTAGGCGGCCATGTCGACGTAGCGATTGCAGGCGTATCCATATCTTGCGAAAAACTGCGCGACGCGGTGGGCGGCGCCGGAGTTGAGGCCGCGGATTCGCAGCCAGACCGCCCATCCGGCGGTGGCTAACATGAAGGCGTCGCCGCCGATTTGGCCGGACGTCGACGGCTGGGTGAGCCGCGTGTCTTGTACGCGCGCGTTGATGCCGGCGATTGTGTTGGCGTAGTCGCCTTTGGCGACCATGTCGGCGTAGGCTCGGTTTGTGTCGCGGTTGTAGGCTGCGAGGTGGTTTTGGGCCTGGTTGATTTGGGACGCCAGCTGATTGGATATGCCGGTGGAGGCCGCTGCTGTTGAGTTGGCGAGCTCGGTCTGAGCATTCCTGGCGTCCGTGTTGATGTTATTCGATATGCCCGCGGTGGCGATGCCGGCGGCGCCGGAGATGGCGCCCCCAATATTGCCGTGGAGAAGGTTACCGACAACGCCAAGACCCGTATTGGCCATGGAGAGCCTGGTTTGCGACCATGCGGCATCGTTGGTGATGGCCGTCGACTGGGACCTGGCGGCGTTCGACAGGTCGGTCTGGGCGGTGCGGGCCGAGTTTGAGAGGTTGGTGGTCGTCGTCGACGTTGCCATCGCCTGGCTCGCCTGGTCGTAGGCGAGCTGGTTGCCAGCGAGAGCTTTTTGCTGCCCCCACTCGGCGGACTGCCGAGAAAAGGCAATCGAGTGCGCCTGAGATGCCAATGCGGCCATTCCGGCATTGTTGGTGATGGAGAATGTCGGGAAATTAGTGAAATAGATCGAACAGTCCAGGTAGCTGCCGTCGAGAGGACCCCCGCCATTCTGCCCCTCTTTCAGATAGTCTTTCACCCAGCACACGACGCGGGGCGACGGCGGTGCGAAATGGCGCAAGCAGGCGATCGTGACGACGCCGCCCTTCGGCAAATACTCGGGCCGGAGCGTCATGGATTGTCCGGCATAGTTGGTGAGCTCGATCCACATGAAAGGCGATGTGTAGAGCTTACTGTAGTTCCTCTGCCAGTCGGAGTAGTTGGACCATCCAGCCATTGATAGCATGCCGTCGGGGAAAAACGTCTGCTGACGGCCCCACATAACGGCGCCGGCGTGCTGATCGCCCTGCTTGCGGGCGCGGACGATCGCCACATTGTTGAGGTCCATGCCGGGTATGAAATGCCGGTCGGGGAGCTCGCATTCGTGGCTGTAGACGACGTCGAGGAATGGGTGCTGCTTCTCGCCCTCCCCCCATGGCATGATCTGAATCGCCTGGATGCCTTGCGCCACCCACGGGTAGAGGCTGCACGACGTCGCGAAAACCTCGAAAGCTGCAACACTGCGGAAAATAATGACATCGGCACCGTTCGGCAGGCCCTCAAACCCCGACCCCTTGGCGGTATCGAGGTGCGGATTCTGCGTCGTGCCGGGGCTCCCCGTGAAATCAGTGCCGGCGATGACCATGACGCCACAGTCCTCAAGGGTCGCAAGGTTATAACGCTCAGTTTTCCACACCATATAGTCGGCGCCAAGATCGAGCCCCTCGACCTCGCGGAGCACATCGTGGTTGCGACCGCGCCACGTGGCAGCCACTGGCAGGTGTCCACGCTCGACGTAGGCGGTGCGCAGCTGAACGTTCCAGCAATAGGTGGTCCATACATCGAGCTGCAGGGCAAGCTCGATCGTGTCAGGCGCCACCTGTACGATGTCGTTGATGAAATAGTAGTAGACGCGGACGTCATCGTCTTTCGGGTGAAGGTTGGAGAGCTTCGGATCCCTCACTCGGACGTAGTTGAATTGCATTGCCTGTGGCCATGGAATATCGAGCCGCACCGTTTGCTGTTGAGTGAGTGGGGTGAATTTGTTGATAGTGAGCGATTTGCCGCCCTTACGGTGCAGGTAAGCGTCGATCTGCTTGAAATTCTGCCACTTGACGACGTTTCGGTACTGAGCGTCGTAGTCGACGCGGGCGAGCAGCACTTCACTACCGGGCCCCCAGCCTGCCCACTGCGGCATGATCGTCACCTCCTATAGGAACAGCCCCGGGGCGGATCGAAAACCCCGGGGCTGTCGGCGAGTACTCGCTCCGACGCCGGTTGCTCAGGCCGGCGCCTCACTCCGCACTGTCGCCACTTCTAGACGACGTTTATAGTATATTCTCCGTAGGCCTTGCCGTCAAGCCCGGCGATTGTGAGTTTCACCACAAAACTGGCCTCGCCTTTGGCGATCGACACTGCCGTCGCAAAAACGTTGACGCCGACCGGGTAGACCTGGCTTTCGGCGCCGTCCTCCGCAAGCAGTGCTTTGCGGGAGCGCGTGACCGTGTACTCCTTCGTCGTTTCTGTAAATTTTGCGACACGGCGGCCGAGGATGTCGACGCCCTTCAGCTCGGACTTCGTCGCCGGCCACTCCGGGAAGCTCGGGCCGCCGATGCCAGTAAACTGCGCTTCCAGTCTGGCGCTGTCCGCCTCCGCGGTGACGGTGATCGGGCCGAGCTCACGCGGGCCGATCGAGAGGACGCCGGCCTGGGAGACCCGTGTGCGGGAGTCGGTGCCGCGCACCGACCAGCTGATGTCCGGGTCGGTGCCGCCGCCGGTGCAAGTGGCCTCCAACTGGTAGTTGCCGCCACGCACCATACCCTGCCCTTGGACCTCTTTTGCGCCCTCGCCGTATGCTTTGATGGCAGTGATGGCTGTGACGGGGTCCTTGGCGAGGATGCGCTCGGTTTCGCCGCCAGTCCAAAACATGATCGCCGGCACGAAACGACTGCAGCTGATGATTTCGTGGTGGTGCAGGAAGATGTTTTCCTGGCTCGGCTCGGTCGGATCCTGGAAATTAAGGTTCTCCAGGAGAGTATCCGCCACGACGAAAAAGTCACTGTCGACGAGGATCGCCTGGCATCCGCCCTGTGGGAAGTACTCGGCCGGCACCTCGATGATGTGGTAGGGCACCTCAGCGTAGGAGACGTTGAAAAGTGCTGCCAGCCCCTCGACATCCAGGGCCGCATTCGCCTCGGGCGTGATGAACATCACCAAGTTGTCGGGTTTCGCCGCGATCGGGAAATGTGCTGCGTTGTAGTAGGGGCTCCGGAATTTAAGATTCCCGGCCATTGCGCGCATTTTGCGCAGCGCCAGCCTGACGTCGCGATCGGTGACATCCTGTGCCGAAATGTCCGGAATGTGCGCGTGATAGAAGCCTCCGCGCCGCTCGTACTCGGTGAACAGACGCGACATGAGGAGGAACTCGTCCCACTTGTCCGACTCGGACGGCGCCGCCATGATGTCCGAAATGAGCCCGGACATGTCGCCCTCGCCAAGGAAGGCACTCTTGATGACGGCGCGTTCCACCGAGACGGGGTAGACGTCCATGCGGTTCTTCTCGTGGAAGCTGACGTCGACCGGGACCCGGTGGGTGCCGAAAGCCATTTTCTCGCCGAAGCTGCGGTTCGGGTCGTACGCCTTGGCGCGGATCAGGCCCGTCTGGTATTCCTCGATGCCGTTACCGTACTCAATGAGTCCGCGCTTGAAGCGCGCGAGAGGGTTGGTCCACGAGTTGTGACGGGCGACGATCGTGCCGATCTGCGTCATGAGCGCCGTGTAGATGGGATTCCACAGCTGGCGGTGCTGGTCCAGGTAGCGGACCGTCGTCTCTACGCCGGCCTGGGTCGGCGACGGGATTCGGGCCTTGTAGCCGATGTTGGCGCCGTTGATGGCGACCTGCAGGAGCTCACCATTGCTGACGCCGGGCTTCAAGGACGGGACGTTAGGTACGGGCATCTATCAGTCCTCCGCAATAATATCTTCGAGAGTCAGGGATTCGGGATCGACGTCGGCGACCGACGTCTCGGGCGCCTCGTCGATCGCGGAGTGCTCGACGATCGCGCGCAACTCCGTACACTGGGCGAGCGCCTCCTCGGCAATCTGCCGCACCTCGGAAATCATCTCCGTCAGGTCGGCGTCGATGGCGTCGGACTCCGCCTCCACGACATCCGACTCGTCCATCTCCTCGGGGGCCGGGGCCTCGTCCGGCTCGGTTTCACGTGAAACATCTTCTTCGGGCGTATCCGCCATGTATGTCCTCCGATCGGTAGTGGGGGATGCCGCCCCCCGGCGCCGGACGGCACCCAGCCACGGGATCAGGGCTGCGGCCGGTCTCACCCGGGGCTCTCCGCGCGCCCATCGCCGGCGCGCACGGGAGGGGCATCATGTGCGCAGTATATCACACTGCCGCCAGCTTCGACCAGTCTTTGAGCGTGTAGGTCTCGCGGACGTAGGCGGCGCCGCCCGGCACCATCCTGCAGACGCGATTCTCCAGCACGGCGTAGGGGCGGACGTCCTCGTAGCGGACGAGCGGCGCCAGGTCGCCGGAAAGCCCCGCCATGACGGCCGTCGATCCGGCGCCGGAGTCCAGGTAGTACTGCTTGGGCCCGACAAATTTTGCCCTATCGAATATGTCGCGCCGGGACCATTGCCCCAGCCCCTCGCCAACGTCGGCGCCGCGAGGCGGCTCGCCCCCGAGGAGGATGACCGAGTCCGTGTCGTAGTAGAGTAGGCGGTCGAAATTTGCGTTGGCGACATGCACAAGCTTCCGGCGCCCATAGGCCGTTACAAACGCCGCCAGGGCGGGATAGATGCTATTCACGTAGCGCTGGCTGATCTTAAATGGTTTCAAGATGCCGTCGCTATGGACAAGGCTCGGGCCGTCATCTTCGCGCGAGTCGACGAGCTCGTAGCCGAGACCCTGCTCCACCATGAGCGTCCGCGTTGCGAATTTGCCATACACCGTATTCAGGGCCTGCTTGGCGACGAGGCGCATCGCCGGATCTGAGTGGGACTTCATCTCGTACAGAGGCTCGATATACGGCGCCAGATCCCCCGTCGAACCCTCGTACTCGAAACAAGAATTCCAGCACCACACATCGAAGTCATAGTATGTCGTCAGGCACTCGTAGTCGACGGACGTGATCCAGCACGACGTGGAGACGTCATCATCCCACACCTTCGTACCGCACTCGGTTTTCTGAAAAAAGCACGGCACACCCCAGCCCAAACGCCCTTCGCAGACGCCCGGCCGCCCCCGCGCCCCCCCCCCCCCCCCCGCCCCCCCTGAGGGGGGGGGGGGCGCCCCGACTGGCGGGCGCTCGCCCGCCATGATCGACGGGTAGAGCGAGTTGACGTCCCACGAGGACCCGGCGCCCGTCTCGACGAAAGGCTCAGCCTCCGGGCCGAGGTTGCACAGGCCGGGTAGATAGGCGGCGCGGAGCATCTCCGACTCGGGGACGCCCGTCGGCGCCGGGTAAAGCCCGTCAAAATCGTCGACCGCCTCCCGGAGCCGCGCGAACGCCCGGGAGGCCTGGGTCATCTTCCTTGACGCCCAGGCGTCGTCAAAATTGACGGCGGCGGCGAGCACGTCGAGGTAGACGCGCGGCCACGGGACATTCAGGGCGAGGTCCGTCACCCACTGAGGGTGGAGAGTCTGCGCGAGAGCGTCGAAATCCAGCGGCAAGAGGGCCTCGACGCCGCGGATCGACACCGACCGGCCCGGCGTCGCGGGGACGTTGAGCGAGAAAAATTGCCCGTCGCCGGTGTAGAGACCGGAGAGGCGATCGGCGGGGCGACGGTAGTCGGGGGACCAGGTGATGCCGCGCTCGATGTAGTCGGCGACGATGCAGGGGCCGACCAGATCCATGTCCCACGTATAGGCGACCTGGTAGGCGGCGAGGTCGGCCTCGGCGTCGGCGAACGTTTCACGTGAAACGTAGTTTTCACCGTTGAGACCCATGAGGTGGACGGAGGCTATCGAGGCACGCTCGCCGTCGTAAGCGGCCTCCACCCACAGGACGCAAACGTCAGATTGCTCCAATCGTTTGGTTGATCGCCTTGAAGACATTCCTCGTCCTCCCTCCATTTCGACCCACGTTGGGGCTGTTCTCCCCCATTTGGACACGCGAGAAATCGAGTTTCGTGAGCTTGTAGGCGTTGCGGAGATTCTGGGCGAGCGTGGAGTCGCGCCACAGCACCATGAAAGCCGCCATCCCCTTGCCCTTTTGGGCGATTTTCGCCTCCATTTGTTTGCGGATGCGTTCGCCTTCCTCCCCAAGCTCGGCCGTCATTGACGTGAAGCTCCGCCATGCCTTGTCTTGCTGATATTTGCGGCCCTCCGCCGACAAGAGGAAATCTAGGCGCGCCATGTGCTTATCGAAAGCCTTCTTCGACGCATATTGCTTGACGCCGCGGTTACGGGAGGCGATCGGGTCGGAGTCGACGCCCGGGACTCCGATATAGCGGGGCGCCCGCCCCTTGCGGGTCTCCCTCTCCGTGAACATCTGCTGTAGCGACATGCCGCTCGACGGGTCGACGTAGCGGGCAAACTTCCGCCGCTGGCGGGCCGCCCTCTCGTTCAGGCGCCGCTGGCGGTTCCGGAGAATATCCATATCCGTCTTCGAAATGACATCCCCCCTCTGAGTGCCGTAGAATTGAACGCCGCGCGACGTGAACACCTCCATGCGATTGATATAGGTTTTGAGTTCTTTCACGGACATGCCGCGAATGTCGTCCAGCGACGACGGGTCCGGATGATATTCGGTGCCGCGTAGGTCCACGCCCTGCTTCTTCAGGCGGTTGAGCTTCTGCATCGCCCGGCGCCGAGCCAGCGCCGCATCCCTCTGCCATGAGGCCTTCGTCTTAGCCATGATCCCATCCTAATTGAAGCGGGGCGACCGAAGCCGCCCCGCGCGAGTGATTTACGTTACGGACGCCGGCGCTTCGCGGGCGTCCGGGCCGGCTTCGCCGGCACCGCCTTCTGGCGGGGAGTCGTCCCGAGATAGGTCGCCGACCGGATGGCCAGGTCGGTGCGCACGACGCCGTCGGCGTCCGTCCACTCGTCCAGAGTCAGCTGGCCGGAGACGGCCACAAGGTCGCCTTTCTGGGAGGTGTCGGCGACCGCCTCGGCGACGGCGCCCCACACAGTGGCGACCACCCAGAGGGTCGGGCCGGCGTCCACCCACTCATCCGTCTGCGGGTCGCGCTTGCGGGGAGTGTGGGCGATCGAGAGATTGGCGACGGCCAGGCCGTCCGCCGTGTAGCGGACCTCGGGCGCAGCGCCGAGGAAGCCTTGGATCGTGATGTTAGCGGATGTCATGAGCACTCTCCTTAGTGTTGATGGGTGGCGGCGAATCGCGCGATCGCGAAGCCGTTGCGGCCGTCGGCGGACAGTCGACGGATGATGACCCCGCCGCGGCGGCGACGGAAACGGAGGCGGTCAAGAATTGACGACATAGGGCCTACTTCTGAGCCAACTGGCCGCCGACCTAACTAGCATCTTATAGGCCGAGTCGCCTTCCCTTACCGGATAGGGGATCGCCCGCAGCCACCACAGCCTCTCGGGCCCGTCAGGCCCCTCCTCGGGAGGGCAGACCAGGAAGAGGGCAAGGGGACAGACTACGCCGTAGTTGTCGACGTACGCAACCTCAATGCCGACGCGAGGCTTGGGGATGGTGATGATGTCAGGCCGCCAGGAAGGCTCGGCTCGGACGGCATACTGTCCCAGGTCTTCAAAAAGATTCTGGGCTAGGTTGGGCAGTTCGGCGACTGCGTCGCCGGCGCTATCAACGCGCGGAGAGTAGGCGATCCACATCAGTAGGCCTCCAGGTCGAAAAGGAAACCGAGGGTCGTCGACTCCGTCGGCGGGATGGCGAAGTTGAAATAGTCGACATTGAGGCATGCAGAGGCGAGCTCCCACGCGACCTCGGAAGCCTCGATGCCGATCGGACCGTGTTCTAGCCAGCGCCTCGACCGCCCCGAAAGATCAGCGATGAAGCAAATTCCGGACCAGTCAACGACGTTAACCACGACGGCCAGCGAGCCGTACACCTCGAAACCTCTGGCCGTGATCGAGAAATCCACAACCGCGGCAGTACTCATCGGCTGGCGGACGCTAGTAGAGACGAGGCGGTCATCGCTATAGGCGGTGAAGCAATGATCAAGGGCGGTGCATACGCCTTGGACAGCGTCGGATATGCGAGACATGAAGATCCTTTCGAGCCATCCCGAGGGCCTCTCCCTCGGTGATGTATCCAGTATAGGCCGGGGGCGAGGGCGGAGTCAAGGGCGGGGGGAGTGATGTGAGACACATTCCTCGGGGTGAGATGTGAGATATCATGTCTCACGAGGGGGTGTCAGGCGCAGCGGCGACGGCCAGGATCACGAGGATCGATTCTGAGGGCCTCACAGGCGGCCACCCAGGCGACCCTACCAGCCAGGGGGAGATAGGCCGTGAGACCCCCCTTCACGGGACGATTTGAGGCACGTCGGCAGGAGGGGCAGCCCATGAGGATGAGAGATGACGAGAGAGCCCTGGCGCCGGGGGAGTGTGAGGAGGATCACCCAATTTGTGCTACTCATGGTAGGATATAAAGTGCGAGGGAGCTCACATGTAGGATAGCTTGACACGAATGGATGAGGTGGGGTATATGCGCGCGCGCCCGCGCCCCCGTTTCCCAAAA